ATTGCTAGGATTCGGGGATATTGTATGGGACAACGGCTTTATGACTGCCCTTAATGAAATAGCCAAAACATTCAATAACAAAATCGTATTGATATCAGACAATATTATCAATGGAGGTTCCTTTCAATATGATAACCTACAATTTATATCCGTAAAAGAATTCTATGGGGTATATTACAATAACGACCAACATGAATATCACCCATCTAAATTATATGATTGCTTAATTCAGCGGGTAGAAGAATACCGGTTATTGCTATTCAATGAACTTAGCAAACATAATTTATTGCACGAGGGGTATGTTAGTTGTCTGGGTTATCAAATTCCTGATTGGTTACAACAGCATAATATATCCACCCCCACCCCCACCCCTCTCGATGTTATAAAAACGGTGTCAGAGAATCCGGGTTTTGATTCTTCATCAATCGACATTAATGAAATGCCATTTACGAATTTTGATGAACCTGAAAACTTATATGATTTATTATCAAAAACAAAGTATTCCGTCATCAATGAGACATACAATTCATCAAATGAATATGATAATCCTTTTATTGTGTTTACTGAAAAGAGTATCAAAAGTTTGCAACTCCCTAACATATCATTAATATTAAATAGCAACAACACGAGTGAACAATTATTAAACAGCCTAAACTTAAAAGCACATCCATTAAATTACATGCTAGATTTAATGCCTAACCGTTATTCACAAATTCAATTAATTATAGGAATTCTTAAAAATAACATAACTGCAAACAATGTTGATTTAGATGCGTTAGCTATGCATAACCAAAGTGTATTAAAAGAATATCATAGTGCATTATATACCAAATCATTCTATGACGATATAATTAAAAAAATAACACTCTATTGACATTCTAAGATCTTTTTGTTATAATTCGATGCAATGAATAACACTATTACATAAAAGGATAACAAATGCCAATACCAATTTTTAACACCGAACAGAAGACTAAACTAACATACCTTATTAATGAGGGCGTTAGTGTTATGACAGAAGTTCAAACCCTAAATGAAGGTCTTAATGATACTATTAAGGCTATCGCCGAAGAACTAGATGTGAAACCTAGTGTTTTGAAAAAGGCTGTTCGTACAGCATTTAAACGAAACTTTCACCAAGCACAGGATGATCATGAATTGCTAGAAACCATACTTGAAACAGTCGGTAAAACCGAGTAGTGTCGTATGTTGATGCGATCTATGATCGCGATAATGATAAAATACAGATAGCAGAACGCATAGATGGCAAAAGGATATTAAAAGATTTTCCTGCCATATATGAATTCTATTACGATGACCCAAATGGAAAATATAAAAGTACACACCGAACACCTGTTAGCCATGTTAAATGCAAGTCTAGTACAGATTTTTACAAAGAGTTGAAAATTCACAACAATAAAAAAATATATGAGAGTGATTTTAACCCTGTCTTTCGTTTTTTATCTGAGAATTACAAAGATGTAGATTCACCTACCTTACACACAGCATTCTTTGATATTGAGACAGATTTTTGCCAAGAAAGGGGGTATGCCCCAACTTCTGATCCATTCAACCAAATAACTGCAATTTCATTGTATCTTAATTGGTTAGATAAATTAATTTGTCTCGTGATTGCACCTTCTACATTAACACCAACGGAAGCAAATGATATCGTTAATGGATTTGAGAAGGATGATGTTATTCTATTCAATACCGAAGTAGAAATGGTTGAGGCTTTTTTCCTACTAATTGATGATGCTGATGTACTGTCAGGATGGAACAGTGAAGCATATGATATCCCATACCAAGTAAATCGTGTTACCAAGATAATGAACAAGAATGCTACTAGGAAATTCTGCTTATGGAACAAACTTCCAAAAAAACGCACATTTGAACGATATGGCAAGGAACAACAAACATATGATCTCGTTGGCAGAATCCATATGGATTATATGCAACTATACCAAAAATACACATATCACGAAATGCATTCGTATGCACTTGATGCAATTGCTGAATATGAACTTGGTGAACATAAAGTCCCATACAAGGGAACATTAGACCAGCTGTACAATCAGGATTTTAAAAAATTCATCGAATATAGCTTACAAGATACAATGTTACTAGCTAAACTAGATAGGAAATTAAAATTTTTAGATTTAGCTAACGAGTTAGCACATGCGAATACTGTGCTGATCCCAACTACTGCTGGGTCGGTTGCACTGATTGAACAGGCAATTATTAATGAAGCACATGAACGTGGTTTTGTAGTCCCAAACAAAACCAAAGAGGAGATAATGAATACAAAGGCGGCTGGCGCATATGTTGCTTATCCAAAAAAAGGTATTCACAAATGGATCGGATCAATAGATATCAATAGTCTATATCCATCAATTATCCGGTCATTGAACATGGCACCCGAAACGATTATTGGACAGTTAAGACCTACCAAAACTGACAAATATATCAAAGATAAAATGACTAAGCGGAAAGGAGAAACGCAAGTAACATTCGCTGGTGCATGGGAGGGGTTATTCAGTTCGTTAGAATATTCCGAGGTAATGGACAAGAGATCTGATATTGAAATAGATGTTGATTGGGATGATGGCAAAACATCAAAACATATGGCATCTGAATTATATGATATTGTATTTAACCCAGCTAGTAATTGGGCATTAAGTGCAAATGGAACCATCTTTTCATATGAAAATGAAGGCATCATACCTGGATTATTAGAACGATGGTATGCCGAACGTAAAGTTATGCAGAAAAAGAAAAGAGAAAGCACCACCAAAGAAGATATTGCGTTCTGGGATAAACGCCAACTAGTAAAGAAAATTCTATTGAATTCATTGTATGGTGCGATTCTTAACAAGCATTGTCGGTTTTTTGATAAGCGAATTGGTCAATCAACCACGTTAACTGGTCGTGCTATTGCACAACACATGGATGCTTATGTGAACCAATGTCTGACTGGCAAATACAAACACGATGGAGAATGTATTGTATATGGTGATAGCGTTACAGGCGATTCGATGATTCGTGTATTCGAGGAAGAGGATAGTACTATTGCAGATTTATACAATAGTATATCGCACAAAGTAGAAACAGAACACGGCAAAGAATATGCAATAGTAACAGACGAAGATACTAAAGTACTGGGATATAACTCAGTAGACGATGTTGCAGAATATAACGAAATTAGTTATGTAATGCGCCATAAGACTGATAAGCAAATGTATAAAATAACAGTCGAAGATGGTAAAAGTGTTACGGTAACTGAAGATCATAGTATTATAATTGATCGCGATGGTTCCATTCACGAAATTACACCTGTTGAATTATTGGAGGACGATCTAATAATATCCGTTTAGCATAAGACATTTGGAACAAGGATAAAATAAAAATAGACACGTTAAAAGAACAGCGTGGCATCGAAACTAAAATTATTTGGGAATCAGAATATAATGAAAATGAATCAACTATTATCGAAGAGTGTGTTAAATGGTTAAAACATACAGACAACGAATAACCAAAATAGAAAAATTAGAGCGAACTACTCAATACGTATATGATATTTCTATAAAAAACAAAGAGCCGATATTTTTTGCAAATGATATTGCTGTGCATAACACAGATTCAGCATATTTCTCTGCATGGCCAGTATTAAAAGATGCAGTAGAAGCAGGAGAGCAGAAATGGAATAAAGACTTAGCTATTCAACTATATGACCAAATAGCAGATGAAGTTAATATTAGCTTTCCTAAATACATGGCTACTGCACATCATGCACCCCATGAAAAGGGTGAAATTATTAAATGTGGTCGTGAAATCAATGCAGAAAGTGCGTTGTTTATTACTAAAAAACGATATGCAGTATTAGTGTATGATAACGAAGGCGACCGACTGGACACTGATGGTAAGCCTGGCAAAGTAAAAGCAATGGGATTGGATCTTAAACGAAGTGATACACCTCCTATAGTTCAAGATTTCCTAAGCGATATATTATATGATACATTGACGGGATCATCCAAAGAACATGTCATTGATCATGCCAAGGACTTTAAGCATAAGTTTCACAATATGCAGAGTTGGGAAAAAGGAACACCGAAAAGAGTGAATAATTTAACAAAATACGGCAACTTAGAGAAGGAACAAGGAAAGGCTAATATGCCTGGGCATGTTCGTGCTGCATTAAACTGGAATAATATGCGTAGAATGAATAATGATAACCATAGTGCGCCAATTGTAGATGGCATGAAAACTATTGTGTGTAAATTAAAACCCAATCAATTGGGATGGACAAGTATTGGATATCCAACCGATGAAGCACACTTACCAGAATGGTTTAAAGAGTTACCATTTGATGACCAGCTTATGGAAGATACTATTATTGACAAAAAGCTAGATAACTTACTAGGGGTATTGGATTGGGGTATCGTAGCTAACACAGATATTAATAGTACATTTGAGAATTTATTTGAAATATAATGGATAACTGTATACTGAGCAACTTAGTTGAAATACAAAAATCACTTAATAATAGTGATGTTATGGCATTGAGAGATCAAGCTAGCAAACAATTATCAATACTCACTGATCGGACAACCAAATTGTGGCCATACTTACACAAAGACGGAAAGTATTCAGACAATCTATTAAATCTATCAATAGTTTATGATAAATTATTTAATGATTTTGATGAATTAATATATACAAAATCGTTAATAGATACTGAAGCGGCCGAAACAGTGGTAGTGCTAGAAAAAGAATATTTTATGAACAGTTATCGCCAATACGAAGATAATACTGACTCACCCGATTATATTCTAGAACGGTTAAACGACTACTCATTATTTACTGACAAAGATGACAATGCAACATTAGAAGGAAGGATCAACTTCCATAGTAGTTGGAAATATCCAGGAATGCACATAAGACCTGGATTGGGCG